CTAAACCAAAATATGATAGCAACTCCAGTGGAGGAGATGTTATCTAACAGAGTACTTTAATAAGTACGCTGGCCAGTCGGGCGGGGAAGCGAGAGTGGACCCGCCCAAATTATTATGGATGAATTTATAAAATATTTCACAGGATTAAAACGTAATTATGGTTTCTGCAATGTACAAAATGGATACAAAGATGAGTTTGGAAAAATAAAATTTGATCACAAAGATTATGGCTGGGCTAAAAAAGAAATTTCAAATAAGGATTATGAAGAGCATTTATCAGGTAAAAAATCTATTGGTATAAATCCGTGCGATGATGAAGGTAAGGCAATATTTGGTGCCATAGATATCGATCCTAAAAATTATACAAATTTTAAATTAGAAAAATATTTAAAAATTATAGATGAAAAGAATCTACCTGTAATTCCAGTCAAATCTAAAAGTGGTGGATTACATCTATATGTTTTTGCAAAAGAAAAAATAAAAGCATCAGAGATAAGAGAGTTTTTGGAAAAACTATTATTTATATTTGGGTTGCCTTCTAATACAGAAATATATCCAAAGCAAACCTCACTGGACTCCAGCGATGGTAAAAGACCATCAGGTAATTTTATTAACTTACCTTATTACAATAAAAAAGATAGAGTAGCTGTAAAACCAGATGGTGAAGAAATAGATTTTGAAACTTTTATAAAAGTTGTAAATTTAAATTCGCAGTCTTCTGATCAATTGAAAGAATTAGGTACAACACTAATAAACCGGGAGCTAAAAAATCAATCACCTGAATTTGAAGATGGACCACCTTGTTTAGGTTTAATTTGTGGAGACATTGAAAAAACTGGTATTAAATTACCAGATGAAAGAGATAGATTTTTATATAACTACATGGTGTTTGCGAAAAGAAAATATCCAGATCAATGGGAGGATAGAGTTTTACAAAAAGCAAGAGAGTATATTAAATACGATAACATATGGGGGGATGATAAAGTTAAATCTAAAATAAAAGCATGGAAAGGTGACACTGCCGGATACACTTGTAATGAAGATCCAATATCAAATAAATGTATAAAGAACACATGTCTACGTAGAAAGTTTGGTGTAGGAAAACAACTTAACGCATCCTGGCCAGAAATAATCAGTGTAACTAAAATGGACTACAGACCTCACCCAAAATTTTTTTTATATGTAAAACAACCAAGTGGTAAAATAAAAAGTATTCATGCAAAAGTTGTAGAACAAATTATAGAACAAAGAAGACTAAGAGCTTTAATAGCTGAACATACAAATATAGTTCCACCACCTATAAAGGCAAAAGATTTTCAAGACATAGTATCTGATCTATGGTCTCAATTAAATGTAGAAACACCGGATCCGGAATCACAACCTGCGGGAATATTGTTTAGACATTTAAGAGATTACTTAAATGACGTCAGAACTACAACATTAAATGGTTTTAAAAGTGGATCAGTTTTTGTTGACAGTGAAAAAGCTTATTTTTTATTTCATAAATTTTATGAAGAGCTTAAAAGAAATGAATGGAGGATGGATGAAAATGAAACTAAGACTATGGTTATAGATGTTTTCAAAGCAGAGAAAGTTCAGAAAAAAATAAATAAATCAGCTGTTAGATGTATTTCTGTTGACATGAAACAATTTGAAGAAGATGAACCACCATCAGAAATATTAGAATTTGAAAAGGAGGAGGATATAGTATGATATATAAAACATATGGGCCACCAGGCACCGGTAAAACACATCGTTTAATAAATAGAGCTAAAGCTTATGTAAGAATAGGAACACCTTTACATAAGATAGGATATTTTGCATTTACAAGAAAAGCTGCGAAAGAGGCAAGAGAAAGAATGCCAATTGAAGATAAAAAATTAGTTCACTTTCAAACACTTCATTCTTTTGCATTTAATATTTTAGGACTTCAAGAAGAGAATATTATGCAGCCTTATCACTATGAAGATTTGGGTAAACAACTTGGAATTAGAGTTAAATACACAGATAAATACAATGAAGAAGAAACACATTTTTTAACACACAAAAATCCATATTTTCAAATAATAGGAAGAGCAATAAATAGAGACATAACCATTAGACAGGAATTTGACAGAAATGAACACGATAGAAAAGAAGTAAAATGGCATAGTTTGAAATATATATATGATAATTTTTTAGAGTACAAAAAGACTGCAAAATTGTATGACTTCAACGACATAATAAATAATGTGCTAGAAAAAATTCCTAATTTTGATGTGGTATTTATAGATGAAGCACAAGATCTATCTCCTTTACAATGGAAATTGTACGATAAACTAAAAGAAAAAAGTAAAGATATTTATCTTGCAGGCGATGACGATCAAGCTATCTTTGCGTGGGCTGGTGCAGATGTCAACAGATTTATAAATGAGCCTGCAAAAGAAAAGGTCTTAGTACAATCAAGACGTATATCACAAACAGTTCAGGTAGAATCACTATTTCCTATAATGAGAATAAATGGAATTAGAAAAGGTAAATATTACAAATCAAGGAATTATGCGGGGCACACTATACATATATCCAATCTTGGACAAATTAATTTAGCAAAAGGAAAATGGTTAATATTAACAAGGACTAGAAATGAATTGTTAAAGATTGCAAAAGAATTAGTAAAAAGAAATTTATACTACCAAACTAATAAAGGTAAGAGTTATAAAGTAGGAATATACAAAGCAGCTTTAGCGTATACTAGATGGTGTAAAGACGAAAAAATGGAAGATCAAGATGTTAAATATATAAAAGAATATATACCTCATGCAAAATTCTGGGACAAAAATAAAAAATGGTATGAAGTTTTTACAGCTGCACCAGAAAAGGAAAGAATTTACATTAGAAATATGTTGGAAAATAATGAAAACTTAAATGAAGATGCTAGAATATTTTTATCAACTATACATGCTATAAAAGGGGGCGAGGCTGATAATGTAGTGTTAGCCCTGCATCAGGGATCTAAAATACAAAAGTCAATTAAAAGAAGTGTAAATAAAAGAGATGAAGAACACAGAGTCTGGTATGTTGGTATAACAAGAGCAAGAAATAATTTATACAAATTAAAATCAAAAATAAAAAGAACGGAGTATCAATTATGACAAACAAAGATATATTTAAAGATGCATTTCCTCAACAACGACAGATAGGCGGAAGTCATTATAGAAATTTTAAGATTCAACCATATGAATTTATTTCAAAAAATGATTTGTCTTTTTTCCAGGGTAACGTTGTTAAATATGTTTGTAGATATCTACACAAAAATGGTATAGAAGATTTAGAAAAGATCAAACATTATTGCGACTTAGAAATCAAAAAACTGAAAGATAAAAAATGATATTACCTGAAACAGAATGGTTACAGCCAGAGGAATTTCCTGATTTAAGAGATGCCTCTGAAATATCAATTGACTTAGAAACTTATGATCCTGATTTAAAATCTAGAGGGTCAGGTTCTGTTATTGGAAACGGATATGTTGTCGGGATAGCGGTTGCTGTTGATGGATATAAAGGATATTTTCCAATTGCTCATGAACAAGGTCCCAACATGGATAGGGATAAAGTTTTGTTGTGGTTTAAAGATGTTTGTGAATCGCCAGCTACAAAAATATTTCATAATGCCATGTATGACGTGTGTTGGATACGTAAATTAGGTATAAAAATCAATGGTTTAATAGTAGATACAATGATTGCATCTTCTTTGATTGATGAGAATAGATACTCTTATACTTTAAATACTTTATCTTGGCATCATTTATCAAAAGGTAAAAATGAATCTAGACTAATAAAAGCTGCAAAGGAAAGAGGACTAGATCCAAAAGCAGATATGTGGAGACTACCTCCTATGGAAGTAGGCTCTTACGCAGAAAAAGATGCAGAGCTCACATTAGAACTTTGGTATAAAGTTAAAAAAATAATTATAGAAGAAGATTTACAATCTGTATTTAGTTTGGAGACTGATCTATTTCCTTGTTTGGTGGACATGAGATTTCTTGGCGTAAAGGTTGACGTTCAAAAAGCCCATGAAGTAAAGCAAGACCTAGCATACCGAGAAGAATTAATACTCCGAGAGATAAAAAAAGAAAGTAACATAGATATTCAATTAATGGCTGCAAGAAGCATCGCCACACTTTTTGACAAACTGAAATTACCTTATTTAAGAACTGCAAAATCTGATGAACCATCTTTTACCAAAAATTTTCTTATAAATCATCCTCACCCTTTAGTAAAGAAAATAGCTGAAGCTAGAAAAATAAATAAAGTAAGAACTACTTTTATTGATTCAATAATTAAATATGAACACAATGGTAGAATTCATTCTGAGATAAATCAAATTAGATCTGATGACGGTGGTACGGTTACCGGTAGATTTAGCTATACTAATCCAAATTTACAGCAAATACCAGCCAGAGATCCAGACACAGGCCCTATGATAAGATCATTGTTTATACCAGAGGATGGTTGTAAGTGGGGATGTTTTGACTATTCGCAACAGGAACCAAGACTTGTAGCACACTACGCTCTAAAATTTAAATTACCCTCTGTCAATATAATTGCTGATTCTTATGAAAATGACCCCTCAACAGACTTTCATAAGATAGTTTCTGATATGGCAGAAATACCAAGATCACAAGCAAAGGTAATTAACTTAGGTTTATTTTATGGAATGGGTAAAAATAAATTGCAAACAGAATTAAGTGTTACCAAAGAAAAAGCAAATGAACTTTTTGAAAAGTATCACACCAGAGTTCCTTTTGTAAAACAGTTGATGAACAAAGTAATGAATGCTGCTCAAGGAAAGGGTCAGATTAAAACTTTGTTAGGTAGACGCTGTAGGTTTCCAAAATACGAACCAGTATTACGTGGTTCAGATTGGGGCACATTTGTTCCTGCAGAAGATCACGAAAGAATGTTAGAGCTGCAAGAAATGGGTCCAGAAATATTAGATCTGGAAGGAAAGAAAACAGGTAAAAGAAATTATTGGTGGAAAAATCCCACAAGAAGAGCATTTACTTATAAAGCTTTAAACAGATTAATACAGGGATCAGCTGCTGATATGACAAAAAAAGCAATGTTAGAATTATATAAAGAGGGTATACTAGGACATATACAAATTCATGATGAACTAGATTTTTCTATTGAATCAGATAGTCAAGCGGTTAAAATAAAAGAAATCATGGAGCAAGCTGTTGATTTGGAGATACCTAATAAAGTTGACTATGAATTTGGAACCAATTGGGGAAATATAAAGTAATGTGTTATGGCTTATTTAAATGCAAATATACCACCTATCTACTGCAAAGTAAGGAAAGAGTATCTATATGATTTGGACAAAAACTATTCTAAAGATTCTGAAGACTGCGTGGTCTTTGGGGTTACTTCGATCTCAGGACGTGCGCTCCTTTTTAATATCATGTTACCCAACGGTGCGTGCTTTTGGAGGTTGCCTATCTCAGCGTTTTTCCAAAAATGTTTTTCTAGATCCGAAGTGCAAGATATGTCAGTTGACCAGCTTCAGTTGTGGAACTGTTTCAGCTATTGGCCTAGTGTTCATTGCTTTGATTTCTTGGCTGGTATAGACGGAAAATTTAGAGGAAAAGACAAAAAATTCTACGGAGGACAATATCTTTTTACTATTGACTGGGCGCATCCAGAGACTAATATATTAAATACGGAACATTCTGAAATTCCGCAAGAGCACAAGTGTGCACACATAATGGCGTTGGATAACGGTAATTATGCAGCTCAACCAAACAATAGAATAATTTGGCATGTTAATAATTATACTACAGATAATTCATGGCCAGATTATAAAGTGCAAACAACCTATTGGGACGTTGAAGGAAAAGATTGGGTGACGGAAGATACCGATAATATGTTTTATGAGATAGAGGAGAAAAAAAATGATTAAAAAATGTAAAAATATGTGCTGTAAAATATGGGAAAAAATTAAAGCTATATTTAAAGCAATAAGACAATAATGAATTTAGTAGATCTGTTAAAGAAAAACATAGTAATGGTTCCTGTTGTAGCCTCTGTGCTAGTTGGAACATTCACAGGTGTAAAATACATCGTTAATTTAACAGATACTATCAACGCTAACCAGGCAGAGATACAAGAATTAAAAACTATGGAAGTAGAAAATATCCGTAGAGATATGAAAGTATTAACTGATGGTGTCAATACTGTTATTGCAAAACTAGAAAGAGCTGAAGGCACATGGGAGATGGCTGAAAATTTATACGAAGTTCTTGCAGATAAAGTTAGACAGATGGAGTATGATATTAAAGATCTCAACAGAGAAATAAACTATTAGGATTTTATGTATTATGGAGAGTGCCCTGATGAATTACAAGTTTACAGCGATAGTAATTACTCTTTTATGTTTACTAGCTTTCTTTGCTGACCCTGCATATCCTAGAAACGAATATTTAAATTCATATCCAAACGAATGTAGAACTGGTGAAGTAGATTTATCTGTGTCAGCTAGACAATATGATTACGATAATTATGATAGCAGTTGGAATGAAAGTGATAGTCAAGACGTAAGACTTACATTTAGAAAGTATTTAGGTAATTTACAGTGCAATGAGAGGAACGATTTAGCGCTGGAAAATGAACGACTTAAACAACAATTAGAACTTATGAAGATGTGTAACAAAGTAAATAGAAATCCTAGCCTTGCTCATAATGAAAACTTTGCATTGTTAGTATCAAAATGTAGAGGCGTAGTACCACAAGCTGTTGAAACAGAAGACATGCCCACAGGCAGCTTATGGGATGAATTAAAAGAAGAGTATATTAAAGAAAACCCGGAATCTAAGACTTTAGACAATAATAACAGTACATTGAAAATACCACCAGAGGGGTATATACTACCAAAACCAAAACCTAAAAATGAATAATAAACCATTAAAAATTTCTGAAGAAGCCGCTGTGCAAATGCCTATGAAGACGGTTGCCAGTTTAATAATTATCGTAGCTCTTGGCACAATGGGTTACTTTCAAATTATAGAACGTTTAAATGTTGCAGACACTCGTATACAGATAATGGAGAAAGATCTTGAAGAGAATACAGAGTTTAGAATCAAATGGCCACGTGGACAATTAGGATCACTGCCCGCAGATTCTGAGCAATTTATGATGATTGAAGATCTTTATAAGACTACGGATAAACTAAACAAACACATAGAATCTATGGCACTAAACAAAGTCAACATAGAATTTTTAAGAAAACAAATGGACAAAGTTTTGATTGATATTGAAAAATTAAAAGATGCAAATCGTGAAATGAAATACACAAACGGTAATGGACAATGATAGAGACTGTGGTTGCTCTAATTATGTTTTATGGAGCAGAGATCAAGGAACATCGTATTCAAGAAAATATGGCTACATGCCTTCGAGGCAAGCGTCACGCTGAGAGACAATACACACCCAATGTCACCTACAAATGTATACGTAGTAAAGTAGAAACGGAGATTTATCTTGGACAAAAAAGCATTAAGAAACTTATCCTATCTAAATAAATTTGCACAGAAATTAAGAGATGCAAGGTTTTATCAACGTAGAAAAGATAGCAAAAAAGTATATAATAGAAAAAAAATAAAAAATGAATCTTTCACGAAACTTTAGTTTATTAGAACTTACTAAATCAGACACTGCTATACGTTTGGATATAGATAACAATCCAAATGCAGATCAAATAGAAAAACTAAAAGCATTGTGTGAAAATGTTTTACAGCCAGTGCGTGATCACTTTGGTAGAGTCAAGGTGACGAGTGGATTTCGTAGCCCTGAGTTGTGTATAGCCATAAATAGCTCTGCAAATTCACAGCATGCCAAGGCCGAGGCCGCGGACTTCGAATGTGTTGGAGTAGACAACGCTGAAGTTGCTGATTGGATCAAGATGAACTGCACGACAGATCAGCTAATCCTCGAGTTTTACACTCCAGGTGAACCTAACAGCGGATGGATTCATGCATCATACATACCTTTTCAGCCAAGAGCACAATATATGAGAGCTTACAAGGAGAATGGTAAAACAAAATACAAACCAATTATTGGTAGAGCTGTGGATCTTGTATGAAATTTATAAAATTATTTAACAATATAGACACCGTTCAAGGAACATGCGAAGAGTGTCAAGAAGAAACTATTTTAGTTGCAATTGTTTCAGATTTTTATAGATGTACTAATTGTGGATCGGATACCAAACAATATATAAATGGTAGAATTAGGTACCTGCAGCTATCTGATGAAGAAAAGAATTTTTTAAAACGACATGGCAAAACGTAAATTTACAAATTTTACACCCAGACCAAAGCCACGTAAAAGACCAAGACGTCACTCAAAAAAACTAAACAAAAGCGCTAAACGATCCTTCAAAAAATACAACCGTCAAGGTCGTTCACAATAGCTATTGACATTCTCCCAATATATCCTATATAAGTATAAAAGGAGAAAGTTATGAACAAAAAGAAAAAAGTAAAAGTGCCTAAAAAATTAAAAAAATTAGGTTTTAGAAAAATGTATCAAGATAAAGATGGGTTTTTTATGTTTGGTATGTCACCAGCGTCTTTGAAAAAAAGTAAGGATTAGTGAAACAGGAAGAAATAGACGAACTGGCCATACAATACAACAAAACTAAGGATCCAGGCATCAGGGATCAATGGTATAAAGCAGTTAAAAAATTTTCAGAGATATTAAAATTTAATAAAAAGAAAACTAAACACCCGTACCCGGCTTTTTGGGAGGAATAATATATTTTTCACACTTAAACTGAGGATATAATTTGTTAGCAACGATAGCCTCAGACTCAAAATAGTCCATTTCAAATAAGACTTCATGTGACCCTTGAAGACCCTCTTTTACACACGTGTAATAATCGGTAACTATCCTAGGATAACTAGGTGGTATCATGCAGGTTTGAGCTACTTGAGAGCAAATGTAGACAGTTAAAAAGAATTTCATTGACACCTATTGTAAAAATTATATATTGTCCTATATGTTTATATAAATTGAAAGGATACATTAAATGACAGACATAAGCAAATATAAAAGTATCGCAATAGATCATGATTGCTATAACAAAATTAGTAGGCTCACAAAGATATTAGCTCCTAAAAATATAAAAATTTCTAGAGCACAGGTTGTTAAGGTATTAGTTGAAGAGAAAACAGAGAATTTAAATGGACAATTTTCTAAAAGTAACAAAACTAGGTGAGCAATTTGACCCAGAAAGAAATCTTTGGAGAAATGTTTTAATTGTTGCTTTAGAAGATGCAATTGGTAGACATTGGCGTAATAAAAGTTATGGTGTATCACATGGTTATGGAGCTGATAGAGCACGTGCTTATTTTACGGAACCAAATGGTGATTTTAAAATGGTCTGTAACTTAGCAGGTTTTGACCATGAATATATAAGGATGAAAGCAAAAGAATTTTTTAAAAAATATAGTTATGTTGAAAGAGACTGATATATCTTACATTGCAGGTTTATTCGACGGAGAGGGATCAATTACATATAAACAATACATGGTAAAGAGACCCCATAATAAAAAAGCATATCCTACATGGTCTATTAGAATGGAAATGGCTATGACAGATGAATCTGTTTTACGTTGGGTCCATGAAGTATTAGGTGTAGGAACTGTGGGAGAGAAAAGATACAAGACTCCTTATACTGTGGGTTGGAAAAAACAATGGCGATGGAGATGTCAATTTAGAGATGCTTTTCAAGTTGCGTGTTTGTTATGGCCTTATGCACACGTAAAAATGGAAGGCATTCAAAAAATTATTAATCATTACTCCGACAAAAAAATTGCTGAAGGTAATGTAATTAATTTAAAAAAATATAAAGAGGTGATGAGTTTAGAATGACATTTTATCATGGGCTAGGTATGTTTATACTTGGTATGGCAGCATTGTTCATAGCAGCTATTGTTGCCTACATAATCATTAATAAGTTTGTTAATTATAAAAATTCTGATGACTAAAATAATGATAGATACTTCAATCGTAAAAACAGAAGGTATTGCACATCAGCTTATAAAAAAATTGATATATTCTTCTTTTCAAAAATATAAAGAATTAAAATTTATAAAACAAGGAGCTGAAAGAGAGTATTTCTCTAAACGTGATGAACAAGGACGTTATGGTAGCCATGCAAAAAATCCAAAAGACGAATTAATCTTAAAAAAAACAGAGGACTTAGAATTATTTATAGAAAAAGAAGATTACTTTGGTCCTCAAAAAACTTTTTTAAAACCTGATTTAACTTTATTAAATAAAAAAACAAACGAGATAATTGCTGTTATTGAAATTATTAATAGTTCAGAACCTAGCCTTAAAAAATACAAAAGTTATTATGAACATCCTAATTTATATTTTATAGAGGTTTATTGTAGACATTTTGATATTCATAAAATTGACTGGATGATAACTGAAGATTCTTTTAATCAAACACCTTACATTCCTACAAAAGAGTTTAGTAAATCTTCTGGCTCTCCTACAGAGGCTTTTAAAAAAACATTTTTAAATGGTGAAGATTATAAATTTTTTGGTTATATAAAAAATTACCCTGATTCTCCTTTTATATTTAATTTTAACAAAAATTATAAAATTAATTTTGGTAGAGGAACTAGACCATATTTTAATCATAAAAATGATTATGTGAATAATATTAAGAAAAAATCACGTGCTGTGAAAGAATTAATTAAAATGACTAAAGAACAAAGTTTTAAAATGGCTGTAGACTTTAGAGAGCTAGAATACCATGAAGAAGTGTATTTAAAATTTAAGATAAATAGAATTATTAGAAAATTTGATAACCCATTTTTATTAGGTACGACTGTTGATTCAAGTGATCAAAAATACAAAGGTGCTAATTGTTCTATTATATATAAAAATGTTAACAAAAAGTTTACAATAGAGGATAAGCGCATAGGAGAAACATTTTATTTTTTGTGCGGCAGCCCTTACTATGATTCTACATGGGACAGTTATAAATTTTATTCAGATATTATTG